GTTTGTACTAATACACAATTTACTTACTTCGCTTCAGTTGGTGTCACTAAATGCATATCCCAACAAGAGGAGAGGGAGTTAATGCCGCCGCCCCCGAAACTCCAATATATGGAGTTTCCGTTTCGGGGACGGCTCTGGCTAGTCCAGTAGGTCTCGCCAATTTTTTATTTGCCAATGTGCAGGGTCGTAGAATTTCCAATCTCCGCCCCATTCCATTTTCAAATTTCTTTTACGTGCGATTTCCTTGCCAATACTGCCAAGTACATCCCACTCTTTCTTAGTTAGATTCCAAGCTCTTGACGCGTGAACTATATCCACGGCCATTCCATATTGGTGTGGACTTTGCCCACCCCTTGCTTTGGATCTACCTTTTGCTTGCAATGCGTCTTGACGCTTCTTAGACCGTACAAATTCAAACGCCCACAATGGTATGTTGCGTTTTTTGCAATGCTTATCCATGGCCTTCCAAAAATCTATAATATCTGGATGTACACCATCAAAATCATATGCTTTTGTTACTGATTTGTATTTCGTCGTTGCAAGCGTTCTTGCGGCTTCAACGTGGTCTTTACTTACAAATTCATCCTTAGAATTTTTAAAGCGGTTGATGCGGTCTAACGCCCGCACCACCCTTAAGAACCTAAGAAGTGGTCTCAGCTCCTGAATCATCTGCTGGGGCCTCTTCTGTTACCGTTTCCGCTTTTGGCTGCTCAGCAAAACGTTTTGCCATCTCTGCGCGCATATTTTCGCGCTCCTTGGCCAACATTGCTTCGTTCTGTTGCTGGTTGTATTTCAACAACTGCATCATACGGTCCACGTCTGTGTTATTTCTGACACGTGGCTCAATGCTTGTGAAACTTGGCTTTTCACTTTCTTCCACCGTTTGATCGATGTCAGGTGCATTGATATATACCGCTGATTTTTTCTCAGCTTTTACCATTACATATGAATTACCTACGCACGTATATTCAACCTGAGCCTTGTCGCTAGATGCTCCAATCAGAACCCCATCTGATAGCTGGTCGTCTGTACCAGCCCATATCTCTATAGGGCTGTTCGCTACAATCTGAAATTTTACGCGCCGTGCCTTGCTCGATAAAAATGGGATCATTTGACCCGCTTCTATCTGTTTCCAATCGGCCAATGGACCATTTTTGAACGTTTTCATCTGTTTTTTCCTTCATGTTAAAAGGGCAGGGGGGCGGGAGGCACCCCCCTACCAATTACGACTTGTCGATTCGCGTGCTGTCTACATCAGCTATAATCGCGTCGTAATCTGAGGTTGCGTCTGACTCTTGCAGACCTGCACCAAACACCGTGTTTCCAACAATGTTCATGTCTGTCATTGCTGTAATCTCAAAACTGTCTGCTGTTTGATCCGCAAACACTTTCTTGTGTAACCCTGTACAAAGATAGAAATCTTCGTTCAGGGTTGGGTTTGTTGCTTCTGCCGACCAAATTTTTGCTCGATCTTCGTCAAACGCATCATTTGCCGGTCGGTAATATTTACCGCCTACATTCACCAAATCCCGCTGCCATTCATGGTTAAGCGGCGCATAACCAAACGTACCGTCTGGCGTTGCGTGATTTACATCAGCGTGATCATTTGTAACAACTGCCACTTTTTGAGGATCTAAAAAATCTCGTAAATACGAGGGCAGGGTATCTGGATCAGATGTGTATAAGAAATAATCTTTCTTACGTTCCCACAACTGCTCAGGCACTATTTCCGCCGTAATCATAATTACGCCACCCGTATTCATTGCAGGCGTACGAATACTCATATCTAATGTTGCATAACCGTTTGTTGCGCTTTCATCTAAATTAGCTGCGTCTGTTGCATAACGTTGATTAAAACCAATCATTTGCCGGCTTTTGCCTAACAAAATTGGTTGCTTCATAGCCTCTTCGGGTACCCGAATTCCGCTCATCAACAAATCAATCAAATAATCGTCATCAATGCCATCATACATTTGACGCAACTTTGCAAAACTTGCAGTTTTACGTGCCTGGTCAATATCTGCTAATGACATCGTAGCATTACCGCCAGCTGTCAATTCTGCCCAAACATTTTGCCAATAATACGCACCAGCTGCCGTTCCATCAGGATGTGAAATCGTTGAATTATAAGGAGGAAACGTTGAATCTTGGTTAGCTCCAGCTGGAGACCAACCATCAGAACCGCTTTCAACACCTCCCCCAGTAACACTTGCAGAACCGCGCGAAGCATATTCAGAATATACCGGCGCTTTAAACGTAAGTCCTTGCAAACTTACCTCACCATCTATCAAAGCTTGATCAAAATCCGGTACAATATTTTGCATACCATTATTTATCCAAAATGCTTCTGCCAATGAATGATCAAAAGCGTTTCTTAATGGCAATGATTTTGACCTTGCTTTACGACGATGATTCACAATCGCATTATAAGCTTCAACTACTGTAGAATTTAATTTCAAATTCTCACCGAGAACTACATCTCCACCAAAATGTATACCCAATGTCTGATAAAAATCAGACCTGTTATGACTTGGAACAGTATCGAACTCCGAACCATCAGCTGATTCACCGACTGACGTTCCAGTCCAAACTTTATTTGTTTCAAAAAACGGAACTACTGTACCAGCAACTCCATTTTCTTTTTTATAACTTGCGTTCAATTCATTCATTGAACCGTTAAAACGGTCAAACGCCAACATTGGCACAAAGTGAGCGTAACATGTTACACCAACTCCGTTCATCAACATTTCTGCTGTTTCCATCATTTCAACGTTGACACGGATTTTGCCACTTTGCACACCGTCTTCGCGGTGTAACCATTCGTATTTCAAGGGCAGGATTTTACCTGCATCGCCTGACGTGAGAACACGTCCACGCGCCTTTCGCATACTTTTCTGCACCGTAATCGGTGCATTTGGTATCATTTCCGTAACTCTCATTAGTTTAACTCCTGTACTGGACCAATAGGCGGAATTGTTGTGCCGTCATTATTGACTACTTTGCCAATAAACGGCCGCTCCCAAAGACCAAAAGCCTGTGGGTTTTCTTTACCTCCAAAGTTCATCGTTTTTTTCTCCTTCCGATGATTTTCTTAATAATTTGTCTTATTTTTTTGCACTTACTGCACATACGGCTGCCGCTCTAAAGCGGGTGACGTCAAGCCGTCTCTTTTCATCCGTGACTCTAATGGTGTTTTAGCAGTTGTGTCTGACCCAATAGCCATCAACGCCGGCAAAGCTAAATTCTCAACTTCACCGCCTTCTGGATTAGGACCCAAAGTAATGGTTCCATCAGCCAACATATAATAAACAGACGCCTCATAAGGGTTTTGAAAACTACCCTTACTAGCATTAAAAATATCAATTTTTAACCGCTGTTTATCCAACTCCAAACGTTGTGCTTCTCGCAAATCACGATCAATAGCTATACCTTGATCGATCATCATTCCATCAAACGTTGCACCAGCTATATCTCTATCTAGCCGCTGCATTTCCCTCTTATGCGGATCAAATTGCCGTGCAATCTGACCTGCGCTATTAGCAAAACTGCTCCAAAATGAAGCACTTGCTAACGCTCCGCTTGATCCTTTGTTAAATCCTTGTCCACCTGTTGCTCGCAACACTGTTAAAGGATTAAACCCAGCTGCTTCCGCTTCCTTACGCAGCTTTTTTAAATCTGTACCTCTTTGACTTGCTTTTGCCGCATCACCCGACGCTTTTGCGCCTATTAATGCGCTACCAACTTGGGCGAGGGGGCCGATATTGCCAACAAAATCGACCCCACCTCCTGTTGCTTTGTTGAACCGCTTTCGCTGTTTTTCCAACCAACCTAACATTTACACCCACTCCAATACAATTGGACCAAATAGAGCAATCGAAATAATCACTCCCATGATTGCGCCGTGCGCCATATTTACGATTGTTTTATTCATCTCTAACTTTTCTCTCCAAGCTGCTTAAAATCAGATCAGCTAAAACAAGAAGTAAGGATATCGCGGCCGTTTGAATTTCTAACGCCTGCTCAGCTGCCACGCCCATTCCGACTAAAGTCGCACCCATCGCAGTACCTGCACGACGGATAATAGGCTTGACTATCTCTGCCAATAATATTTTATACAATTGTCATCCCTTCAACCGCTGGGAGATTAATTCGCATAATAACTATTATGACTACACTCTCTCGCGGTCTTTTTACTTCGTTTTAACTACATGCAGTAGACTCATACTTTGTTTTGTATGTCAACTGCTTTTTTTACGTATTTCACTTTTTAGTTGTAATATTTAACACCACGGCACAAATTCTCTTTTACCTCCAGATCCGCCTGTTGGCTTATTATCTTTCGGTCTGTCCTTACACCTTAAGCGCAGATTCTTATCTGACCATTTTGTGATGGGCTTTTTCCGCTTCGCTATTCCCTGTTCAGGGGGTGTGCGGCTTGCGATCGGGGCTTGCGCCCTAAATGGTTCAATCACTAAAGTATTGTTGGTAACCCCCCAAACTTTTGCTTGACGCTGCGCTTTTAATCGTCCCACTCTTCTCGCAATATTTCGGTCAACTTGCGTGACCGTATTTTTTTTGACCGTTTTTGTATTTGTTCTATTATTACTTATCTTTTTTCGTGCCATTTGTCATGTTCCGTTATAATGTGAAATTCGTCTTCATATTCCCACACTACTAATGGTATTCCTTCGTATTCCAAATCGTGTTGAATATATGTGTCAAACTTTCCATCGCCGTAATTTTCCCACGGCTGAATATATTTGACTGGTTTATAATGCAGGCGCGCCATTAAC